TGTGGAAATTGGACCGACTATTCAAACATATGGTTATGGTTGGGGAACTGGAACATGGGGCGGAAACGTTTCAGGCGCACAAACAACAACACTTAACGGAGCTTTGTTAAATGATACGAATGGTACAGGTGGCTCTGGAACAAGTATAACACTTACGAGTGCAACGGGATTTTCTGGAAGTGGAGGAACAATTTTAGTTGATCAAGAAATAATTACATACACAGGTGTAAGCTCTAATGATTTAACAGGTATTACAAGAGGTGCACAAGGAACATCGACTGCTGCTCATAGTAGTGGTGCAACAGTAACTGAGATAACAAACTTTATAGGATGGGGGCAACAAACAACAACTTCATCAGTAATACTAGATCCAGGTAACTGGTCTTTAGATAATTTTGGAGCAATTCTTACAGCAACAATAAGAAACGGAAAAACATTCACTTGGGATCCTACAGTCAGTAATCCCTTAAATAATAGATGTTCAGAAATGGCAACAGCTCCTACAAAATCTGTATCAACAATTGTATCAGACAGAGATAGACATTTTATTCATTTTGGAACTGAAACTACTGTTGGTGATACAAATTCACAAGATCCAATGTTTATTAGATTTAGTGATCAAGAAAATTTTAATTCTTATAATCCTACATCTACTAACACTGCAGGAACGTTTAGACTGGACACCGGAAACACAATCGTTGCAGCTGTAAATGGTAAAGACTATGTTTTAATATTGACTGATCAAGCAGCTTATACAATGCAGTTTGTTGGTCCACCATTTACTTTCTCTATAAGACAGGTTGGTACTAATTGTGGATGCATAGGTCCTCATGCAGCTGTATATGCTGATGGTAAAGTATTTTGGATGGGTAACTCTGGTGGTTTTTTTGTATTTGATGGTACAGTTAAACTATTACCATCATTAGTTGAAGACTTTGTATTTACTACTGATGGAGATAACCTTGGTATAAATTATGCATCAAATCAGATTGTGTTTGGTGCACATAATTCTTTATACAACGAGATATTATGGTTTTATCCAAAAGGGACACCGACCACCGGACCATCTGTACAAGTTGATAGATCTGTTACTTATAACTATGTTGAAAATATATGGTCAACAATGTCATTAGCAAGAACAACATATGCAGACTCTGTGACTTATGCAAACCCTTACGCAACGGAATATGATTCAACAACTATTCCACAATTTCCTACAATACAAGGTGCTACAAATAAATTTGGATCTACTACTTATTTTGAACATGAAACAGGTGTGAATAAAATTAATCTCAACGGAACAGAAGAAGCTATAAGTTGTTTTGTCCAATCTGGAGACTTTGATTTACCTGTAGAGGGTGATGGTCAGTTCCTTCTCAACATAAGAAGATTTTTACCTGATTTCAAAAATTTATCTGGTAATGTATCAATTACACTTGGGACAAAAGACTTTCCAATCGCAGGTAATACCACTACAGTATCATTTGTAGTAAATTCTGCGACATCAAAAATAGATACAAGAGTAAGAGGTAGACTTGCAAATATTAAAATAGAAAACTCTGCACTAAATGATAATTGGAGATTTGGAACATTTAGAGCAGATGTATCACAGGACGGTATGAGATAATGAACGAAGAAGCATTGTTCCAAGAATTTAGCACAAATAGAGCTCTACAGGCAACGTACGGAGACTTTGAAACTTATAGAGATTTCATAATGAGTCAAATGCCTGCACAAGCTAATGACAATAGGGGTATCACAGGTATCGTTAATAATGCTACATCTAATATGGGTTCTATAAAAGATCTAGGTAAAAATTTAATTACAAGTAAATTATCTTCAAAGATGGGATTAAATATAAGTCCTATTGGTATTGGTGGTTTGATATTGTCAGGTCTTTCTGGAATAAATGATAGAATAAGACAAACAGATTTTGCTAGATCAAAAAATTTAATGGATTATTTAGACGCAAAAAAATATGGTGGTATTGATGCAAGAAACCAAGCTGCAGCAGAAAACATGTTAGCGGCAAATGTATTACAACAAGAAATGGCCATGAGATCATCTTCAAATGTAAGCAATCAAGATGCAGCAAGAGGTAACATTGGAAGTAGATCTGCACCTTCGGCTCCAGCAAAATCATATTCAGCACCACAACAAACTTCAGGCGCGGGAGGACTTCATAATTATTAATGGCTAAAATAACTGTATATATACCTGAACCAAAACAACAATACGAAGAAGAGAACCAAAGACAAATTTTACAATCTTTAGATACAGTTAAAACACAATTAAATACTTCATATCAACAGGACTTGAAAAACGAACAAGATACCTTTAATTATTTTATGTCATGACAATACAATACAAAAATGAAACATATTTATTGAGCACTAACACATCAACTACCGTGTTAACTATTTCAACTTCAGCAGTTGGTATTGTTAAAAGTGTTCAAGCAGTACACAAATCAGCATCAAACGCTGATGTTGATCTTTTAGTTTTGAAAAATGGTGGCACAGCTAGAGTGGTCGCTCACGCACAGTTGAACAAAAGTTTTGTAAACCTTGCATCTAACACTATTAATTTAGAAGCAGGTGACACTTTACTAATGGAGAGCGATACATCAAATGCAATTACAGGTGTTATAAGTTATGCGTTAATAGATAGATCGCAGGAAAATGGCTAGACAAAAATTTATTCATTACGTACCAAGACCAAAACCTAAAAAACGTCCTGGTCGTCACAAGAAAAGACTTTCAAAATCAGAGAAAAGAGATTATAAACCTTATAACAAACAAGGACGTGCTAACAATGGCGGAAGACGATAAAAACTACACAATAATAGATGGTAAAAAAGTTCCTGTATATAATGCTAAGGTTGTAGAAACAATTAAAAATAAAAGAACAGGAAAAGTCTATGATAGCAAAGCTCATTTTGATAGTGATGTTGCTGATTCCAACACTGATACTACTGTGGATGATCTTCAACAGGACGTAGCAATTGAGGTTGCATCTCTTCAAGTATTTGGTAAAACCAAGTAATGAATCCTATAGGTGGTACAGAATTACAAGTAAAGTTACTTGAAAAATATGTTGATTCAAAACTTCTTGATAACTTTCAAATTACAACTTCAGTTCCTGAAAAAATACCTCTAGCAAAAGACAAAATAAATATTCTTTGGCAACAAAATTCATATGATCAACCAAACCTTGCACCTTGGTTTAAGGATAAAGACAATCATAAAAAATATGATTGGTATGTTTTTAATTCACATTGGTGTTATGAGAAGTTTAGGATGGTCTACAAAGTGCCAACAGAAAGATGCACAGTTATTAAAAATGCAATAGATAATTTTCCTGAAAGAAAAATACACAAAAAAGGTGATCCAATAAGAATGATATTTCACCCTACTCCCTGGAGAGGTTTGAATATAATACTTGGCGCAATGCAACTTATAAAAAATGAGAATATTACTCTTGATGTTTTTTCTTCTACAAAAATATATGGCAATGAGTTTATGGATAACAATGATGATACATATAAACCATTATATGCTCAGGCAGCAGAATTAAAAAATGTAAATTATAGAGGTTGGCATAGTAACGACTATATTTGTAAACATATAACTGACTATCAAATATTCCCATACTCAAATAATTGGGAAGAGACATCTTGTATATCAGCTATAGAAGCACTTGGAGCTGGCTTGCATATGATTACCACTAACTATGGAGCTTTGTTTGAAACTTGCTCAGAGTGGCCTGTATATGTTCAGTATGACACAAACTATAAAAATATGTCTGAGTGTTTTGCTTACGCAATAGATTCTGTAATTGATTATTTACATCATGATAGATGTCAAGAACACCTGCAGATGCAACAAGATTTTTATAAAAAATTTTACTCTTGGAGCAAAAGAAGTTTAGAGTGGACTAATTTTTTAGAGGGAGTTTTAAATGCTAAATCATGAGCCAATATGGTTTGATAAAAAAGAAGATAAATCTAATCAACCAAAATTTTCTGTATTTGTAGGCACTCCTTGTCATTCAGAGGTGTCTATTCATTATACACAATCAGTATTAGAATTACAAAAATATTGTTGGAACAACAAAATAAATTTAATGTTTCAATTATTTAAATCATCACTTGTTACTCAAGGTAGAAATTTATGTGTGTCAGCTTTCTTACAGACAAAATGCACACATTTATTGTTTATTGATTCAGACATTGCATTTAAACCACATAGCTTACAACATTTGTTAGATGCAGATAAAGATGTGATATCTGTGCCATATCCACTAAAAGACATGTGTTGGGAGAAAGGGCTACAAGTAATCGAAGAAGGCAGAATAAAAACTGCTGAGGATCTTAAAACAAAAGCCTTCTATAGGTTTC